AATATCTTCTAATGTAACATCTTTAGTTGCATGTGCAAATGGTATATAACCTAAACCAAATACTAATAAACCTATACCCATAGAAGCTAATGAAGCCGCCCCTTGAATAATTAAACCGAATAGAGAACCTAGTAAAGCAGTTACAACACCAATACCTACTAATACCCCTGCTTGTATAGCTATACCTTCAAGTGTTGGTGCAGTGCTAGCAACGGCAAATGCAAATAGAGCATACCCTAAACCAAACACTAATAAACCTACTCCCATGAATGCCAAAGCCATGGAACCCTTTTTTATCTGTTTATCAAATAATCCTAATATAGCAACAGCACCACCTATTAAAACTAACGTGGCAACCATTCCTAATAATATAGCAGGCTGCATTAAAATAAAGAATGTAGTTAATGCAAACACAGCTAAGCCTACTGCAAATGATTTTAAAGCATCACCTATATTATCTAATGACTTCGCACCTTTCGCTATTGGCTTTTCTGCCATTCCTAATATTAAAAATAAAGGTGTTATTAGAGCAACTGCTATGTATAATAACGGAAGACCTATTGCTGCAGGTATTAATAAAAGAGCTGATAGTGCTAATGCTTTAGAAAAGTTAAGTATAGAATTACCCATAGCCATCATTGCCTTTGCACCTTTATCCATTTTCTTTGGATCAGACTTAGACCACATTTCTATTTGGGTTCTTACAAAGTCATTAAATTTATTAATAGTCTTTGTAGGGACTAACGTAAATATTAATAAACCTTTAGCCATAGCTGCAGTACCAGCACCTAACATTTTAAATGCATTACCACCAGCAGCCATTCCGCCAGTTCCTTTACCTTTACCACCACCCATTAATCCAGCAAGACCACCGCCTTTTTGCTGTTCCATTAACTTGGTTTGTATTTTTAATTCTTTTAGAATTTGCTCTTGTACTGCACCACCAGATGATTGGCCAGTAGTACCAACAGCAACAGTTAGCGCGTCTATTGATGCTGCAGTGGATTCTGTCGCAGCCTGGATCTTAGTTAAAGGATCCATTAAGTCTTTTAAAGTTACAACAGCCATTTAGATTTTATTTTTTAAAATTTAGGCATGGAGATTTTTGGCATTGTAGGGGTTTTAAATTTACTAGCCATCCCATCCATATTGTATTTATCGTTGGTGTCTTTAGTATTTTGTTGCTCTTGCTTATTGCGCTCTTTCAATAAGTCATTATAGATTTCTAATGTGTACTCATATTCATAGAAAGGAAGCAAATCCAACTCTGAAGGTTGGAGATGCAACTTTTCTAATAATAATACTCTAACTTTAAAGAAGTTCAGTAGAGATATCTGGAATAAGGAACAAAGCCTTGATACCGCCGGGAAACGTTAGAGGAACAGTGACCTCCTCACTGCAGCTTTTACATGGAAATACCATCTCCGGTTTAACACCGACTTTCATATCTTCAGCTAACCTGTAGACAATTGTATATTTTGTAGCATCCCAGCCTTGAAAAGATGTAATCTTAGAGAATATATCCTTTTCATTCCAACCTCTCCATTCTCTCTGTAGATAAGGTAAGATAGCTAGAGTAGATTTATCCCAGCTTTGGTTTTTCTCTTCTCTATCTCTGATATAATCAGTTATAGCCCTCATTACACCTATTGTAGGTGGGGCCATTTTAATAATACCATAATTTTTTGTTGCGACTGAATAACATTTATCAGCATCATCATAGTATTTTTCAAATCTCTCTACAACAGAATTAAACTGTAAATTATCTGTTCTTAATTCTACAGATTCTTGAGAGTTACAACTAGAAGTCTTGCATGATTTTCTACTTATAGGCATCATTAATGTTTGCTCACCAGTTTTGAAAGTTAATTCTCTAATTGATAGTATTAAATAAATTCTATCTTCTTCAAGAATATCTTTATAAGATCCTCTCTGTGTACCATACGTTACTTTAGAACATGCTACTACAATGTTATTTAAACCTTCATCTACTTCCTTTAGGTTATTTTCATCAATAGTAGAAAAGTTTCTAACCTCAGCAACCTTTGCAGGTCTAATATGAATTTCAAAATCTTCTCTATAAAATTTACCTTTTGATGGAAAGCTGTTAAGATCCAAACGAGTATAGCCTATCATTGCATTTAATCGCTGAACTTCAGGATCATCATTAGTAACTTTATTCATTTGTCTAGCAACATCAACCTTTCCTAAACCTGTAACTACATCTCTAGGAGTTTCTGTAGCTTCTACTGGTATACCTTCGGCTGCTGCAAATTCCTTCTTAATATTTTCTTCGTGCTCGTTTGACATTATTTAGTTATTTTTTATTAATTTTTTCTCTGTGGTTGTTTCTTCAACTATATGCTCTACAATTAATTGTCTAACGTATCTTGAAATGGCAACAGGTTTAATTCTGTTTTCCATTGATTTTTGTATAATAATTGCATTAAGACTATCTTCATCACTAGGAGTTAATAATACTTGCAATTTTTTAGTTAATCTTTTCTTTTGTGGAATAAGTTCCTGTACAGTTTCATTAAAACCATATTTAGGATTATCAGATTTAAATTTATTAATCCAATACTCTACTCTTTTTAAAACATCACTTAACGATTCATCAGCTTTAAAGACTTCCATAACTTCTCGCTTAAATGCTTTAGTTCCAAAATCCTTTACTGCTCGTTTAATGTATTTTCCTGTGCCAAAGTTGTTTGGGTTATCATTTACTGAATAACCTACATAAACCTTGTTTGTTTTTTCTTGTTGTAATTTATAGATAATCATGTTTCTATATTATATAATTTATATTATATATTGAGAAGAAGGTAAAAAAACTGGGATAGCTATAAAACAATCCCAGTTTATGTTAAATTAATTTATATTACGATCCTACGTTCTCTTCAACCCAATGATCACAACGATAAGTCATTGTTAAATCAACTGCGTCTGGAGTAGTATAATTTAGTTCATCCACAAAATCCATCTGACCAGTTGGGAATACATCTTTAAATGTAATCTTTCTGAAGATATCACCTGCTCGGTTATATTGAACAACAATCATACTTCCTACGTAATCTTTCTTTAATCCCATTTCACCAGTTAATGGATCATAGATTATATTAGTCCAATTACGGAATGTATTATAGATGTAGTTTTCATTAGCTTCATTCAAGTTAAGACTGAAGTTAAGAGCTAGATCAACAAATGTTTGACCTGGCATACTTGCAAATGATCTATCTGCAAATTTGTACTTTTGTCCAATTGCATCAATTGATGGATTTAAGTTATTTAAACCTCCAATTGAATTTACCTGTTCTAAGATAAGACCAGTATCATCCCCTAATGGAGAAAATATAGTCACCTCAAAAAGGTTAGGTTGAACTGGTTCGTACCTTTGGCTACTGGCCCTTGACTGGGTATAATGTGGTAACGGCATAATTTATTTTGTTTTTTTATATATTCGTCTTAGCTAACCTCTTATTGGAAGTTTCCTGTACTAATTGCACCGGTTCTTAGAATAGTTGTTCTTTGTACAAGAATTTCCATTCCTCTTACTGGTTCAATATATGTATCTAGGATACCTACATTCTGATCAATAACTTCTGGTGTATTATTAGTTTCATCCATTATATTTCTATAATCAAAAACCCCATCATCATTTTGAACAGTTGATAAGAAATTATCAGCTAATGTTTTTATTTCTAATCTTGTTTGAGCTGTATTAAATTCAAATAAGTAGTTTTTAAGAATTGCATCTATACCATCTTGAATATAAATTACAACCTCTCTAACGTTAATAGAACTTAAAGCAGATTTTGGAACCTGTTGTGCGGTTTTATTTGCAAATATAGTTGGTCCTGTTCCACTTTGGAATACAATTGGATTTAATCCGAATGGTTCCAAAAAGTTACGATCAGTTGTATCAAGATTTATTTCTAAACCTACAACCCCATTTCCACCAATAACTCCACGTCTTACACCAGCCACGATTGACCAAGGTAATGCGTTTTCATATTTAAGTATAAAATTATTAGATACGTTTGCAGCAGGAGGTACATTTATATTCTTACCTAAATCTCTAACTGTTACAAATGGATAATAATATCCACCATAAGAACCATCGCTCGTTGCTGATGGTAATGAATATCTAATCGTTGGGTTTTTACTAAGATCTCCACCTTCTGCAATAAACTTAGAAGATAGTTGGCCAGTTATTGTTGTAAACGTTGGATCTATATTAGTTCTAAAATCTTTCGCTGATGGTGCATTAACAATTGCAAATGCATTTTTCCTTGCTCCACATAATTTAGTAAATATAGATTTACAATTTGCCTCTATACCATTTCCAAAAGTATCTACTAAATAACGGAAGTTAATAGTTTCTCTATCAGTTAAGGCATTAGCTAATTGTGTACCTAATAAAATTGGACTTAATATTTCATTTTGTCTTGAATTAGTACCATTTGGTAATTTAGTTAATGGATATGCATATCCAGGTAATTCAAAGATATTTAAAAAATCTATCCATCTGTCAATTGGTCTATATAGTTCTACGAATGTTGTAGCTTGACCTACTGGCTTGTTAGTATCAATTTCTGATTGAGTTGTTACTAATACACCAGATCCATTTGCAGGAATTGATAATGGAAACTCAGCAGGAGTTGCTGTTCTTACAGAATTAATTCTTGTTAATCTTGATGGCGCCGTTGAGCTACCTTCAGAATGTACTAAGTAATTTCCTACGATTACTTTTGCAATTTGAGGATTTGTTGAATCTATTACAACTTGATTAGGTAGTATACCAGCTTCTGAAGCATTATCACCTAAAATAGCTATTGTTAAATTATTTGATCCTTTTAATGTTTGTACGTTTAAAGTATTTGCTGCTACTGCAACTGCCTTAGATGTTAGGAATAATCCTGTGCCATCTAAAGTAAAATTAGCATGATCTTGTAAAACTGTAAAATTAGCATCTTGATAAGGTATTATTCTTACGGCAGATGGGAAATAAGCTGAATCAGATATTGCATAAGGTGTTCCTGCTGGTGTTCCTGTTGGAGCAGCATTTGGAATAAAACCATATGTTGTAGAAACAAATCTTAAGAATGATGTTTGTTGAATTCCACCTACATTGTAAACTGCTTCATCTCCATCAGTTAAAGTTCCTAAAGCAAATGCAGCTAATGCAGTAGATCCGTATCCACCTATAATACCAGCTGTTGCGTTTGATAATGGAAATTCATCAGCTATAAAGTCAATTGCAGATTCATTTACAAATGTATATGATGCTTTAAGCATTATTGCAGGTGTTATACCTCCAACTGCAGAAACTTGTATACTTGTAATATTACCACCTGCGGCAGCTGGTGTAACTAAAGTAACTGGAACCCAAAATACCGTAGTTCCTACTGTTCCTTGTATAAATGATCCTACTGTTGTAGCAGTATTTGCTGTCATTGCTTTCATTGCGTAAATATTGCATCTTTAGCAGCATTTGCATTTGTTGCTACTATTTGTACGTCGGTTCCACCAGATATTACTGATGTTGTCATAGTACTAGTTGTAACAGCAGCTACAGTTCCAGCTTCTACTTGTCTACCATAAGCCAAGTCAGAAACAATTGTTCCACTATATGATAACATATTAATATCAGTTTGACTACTAGTGGTTTGAGCGTATTCAAGATTATGTCCTACTAGATCAATTCCACCAGAAACACCATCGATAAGTATATCTCCACTAAATAAATCTTCATTTACAGTACAGAATAATCCAGTAGATGCAGTATCAGCATTAATAACTTTTTCAACAAAAAGGTTATTACCTAATAGATCTACAAAATCAGGAATTAAACATGCAGTATAAGTTGCAACTAAGTTTACTTCCGGTTCATTAAAAAATTGTGCGATTTTTGTATCAGTAGCATCGGCATCTAATACTCTTCTTTGTAATCCTTCTGTTGCATTAAAATATTGTTGGAATGTTGGATCTGATTCGAATCTTTTATAAGGTTCTATATCTTCAAATTTACCACCAAAGTTACCGTCTATCACAAAGACGTCAACGAAGAAGTCAGATATTAAACTATCTTTATCTAAAAATCCTGGTACATTAGCAGAACCATACCATTCTTCAACTGTTACTTGGTAAGGTAAAACATTTCCAGGTGCAGATTTTTTTGCAATTACAGATATAGGATTTTGTCCTAAATTAACAATATCAAAGAAATCATTTACACTAGCAGAATTCAATACGCTAGTATTAGCGCCCATTGCAATTAAAAATGAATTAGTATCTGGATACCAAAATTTGTCTGTATTATAAAACTTACTAAATTCATAACCATCTGTGCTAGCAGCATATCCTAAGTTACGCTGAGCATCTGGTGTAGCTGATGTTGCAAACCTATTAGCATATACTAAATCAGTTGAAGTTAATGTAAGTAAATTTAGTGCAAGAATTGGTCCTCTTTCCAATGCTGTCAAGCAGCTTCTGTGGAAAAAAGAATCT